ACTATGTTTCTAAAGTATTCTTCTTGGTCAGGCATCTTTAAAGATAAACCAGCTTTCTTTAAACCTCTCTCAAATGCTGCGTCAGAGTTTACTAACTTTAAACCTGTACCACCAAAGGCTGATCTAGTTACAAATGTTTTACCACTACCAGGTCCACCAGCCAAGAAAAAGGCTTTAAATATACCTGGGTCGTAAACACCCTCTCGCAATATTTGATTTAATTTTTTCATACTACTTTATGACCACTTCTTATAGACCATCCATAAAAAAGTTTTTTAGTTTTTAACTTCATATAAAATCTAGTAATATCTTTTTTTAATGGCATAATGTATGGTGTATTTCTTTGTCTATTATTTTTTATCATTTTTTGTAACCATAACCTTTTTTTCTATCTCCATATAATTTAGTCCATGACCAACTTGTCAATGCAGTAGAGTAATGATTAATTTTTAGTAATAGATATTTAATCATTAGTTATTTACTTTTGCTCCAGCTCTCCATTGATAACAAGACCAATATCTAGCTTTTGTTTTTGGTCCTGGATTGTCACAATTATGTCTAGCTCTAAATGACTTTCTTCTTGCTGGATTATCTCTTTTTATAGATAGACCAGTTGTATCACCAAATGATACTTTCTTTATCTTATCGCCATCTTTTACATACACATAAAATTTTTTAGAACCACCTCTTATAGGGTCGTTTAATTTTACTGTCTTACCTTGATATTCAGCTTCTTGTAAAGGCTCACTTTCGTGTTCAAATATTACTTCGTCACAAGCCTTATCATATTCTTCAAATTGTTTAAATGTTTTTGGCATTATTTACTCCATCCTTTTGGCATTGTAAAGTTAGCTCTACTAAATTCTAATCTATCTACTAACTTAACTGCGCCTGCTACTTTATCTACTGCTACATATCCTTCTGGACTTGTTACTCTGTAACCAGTAGATGTTCTTAAAAAATGTCCTATACTTTGTATCTCACTCATTTTGTTAATGAGAAAGTTCTTTGCATTTTGTAATGTGACATGAGATGCGATAGCCATTACCAATGCGTTCTTATTTCTATCTATAAATTTTGTATTAGTTGCTAATATATCTTTATACTTTTGTTTACCTGCCGCTGTTTTTCTAGCATCTATTTCAGCTTGTACTATATTGATATAATATTCTCTAAACATATCAACTAAATTTCTTACCTTGGCCATATGACCTTGTGTGTTTCTTATGTAATGATTAAAAAAAGTTTTTAATCTAAACCCTACACCTAAACCATCAGCAGAATTTTCACTCATCTTATCTAACAAAGGTGCTGCCTTTGATAGAGAACCTTCAGCCATTCTTAACTTGGCATTGAATTGCGCTAGTTCACTTCTAGTTAGTTTCGCAGAACCAGATACGTCTCTATAACCAGCACTCGCTAGAAATACATTAGTTGCTCTACCTCTTACTGTACCAAAACCAGCAGTCATACTATCTAAAGTTTTACCTGTATATTTTGTGTGAAATACTATACCCATTCTTGCTCTACTAATCTGTCTACCAATAGATGAATTAACAGGAACAGCATATGTAATTGTATTTGGTGTAAATGAAATCATATCATCACCATCTAAATTAATTTTTTTTAAATCTGATTGTGAGAATAGAAAGTCACCTTGTAATACGCCACTAATACCTAGACGTTTTAATTCTTTTAATGCGATGGATAATTTAGACGCTAGTTCACCAGAGTGATTTTTTCTAATATCTGCGTTAGTATAATTTACTTTAGCGTTTTTATTAAAGACTGATTTTGTACCGACAAAGAATTTGCCATTTTCTGGATTAATACCACAGATGATAGCTGGTGCGCCATCCCATTTAACTGTCATATTAACTTTTTTACTAGAAGAACCAGCGAGCATATTTCTCACCGATCGTAAAAAGTTTAACGCATTCTCACCACCCTTTGATCCACGATTTATTATATCGTCCTCTAGGTGTTCTAAATGTGTATTCCTATCTGTTGTTGTAAATCCTTTAAAACTAAACATCTTTCTCTCATATATTCCATTACTATAACCACTTGTTCCATATAAATCAATTGTTTATTATATTTATAAGACTAAACTCTTGTCCATAAGAATTTAGGTACGCCGCCATTAGGTTGCCATACTTTATGTTTGTTTTGAAACTTAACTAATTTGTGAGCATCTTCTTCAAAAAAACATTCACTAACTACATTTTTTGTTGGCTTCTCTATGACTTGCCATATAATTTCATTACCTTTTTTCACCATTTTCTTTGTATATGATAAATCAGGTTGAAGATTATTAGGTCTTCTATCGCCTTTATGAAATCTTACTTTTTGTTTTTTAACCATTATAATTTAAAGTCACTAAATTTTTCATAACTTTCCTCTGGTGTAGGATAGTTTTCTTTTTCTTTTAATTCTTTACCACCAACTATATTTTGTGCTGAGTTTTCTGTATCATATAATCTCATTTTTGCTCTATCAACACCTACAATAAATGATCTATTAATCGCTGGGTCATTGTATCTATTCTTTAATTGTTTTACTTTCATTTGACCTAGACCTTCTAGTTCTTCGTTTGACATAAGAGCAAACATAAAGTCAGCAGTCGCTGGTAAACCAAATGACTCTGAAGTATCTTCTAAACCAATATCTGTACTTACAAAACCAGTTCTAGTTGTTTGTGTCGCACTAAAGATTGGAACATCAAACTCTACAGCAAGACCTCTTAATTCTTCTGCGATTGCTTTGATATAGAAATAAGATGAAATATTACCCCCTTTAAAACGACTAGACGCACATATATTAAGATAATCAATAAAGATTACTTGTGGTCTAAAACTTTTCTTTAACGCTAGTTCATTCATTAAAGCTTTAAAATGACCACTATGAGCTGACGCAGTAGGATATTCTTTAATAACTAAACGACCATTTGTTTTATCTTCTAATTTTTTAACTTTGTTATCGTATAAATCTTTTGGCATACTTCTAATATCGTCCATAGAAATATCAAATAAGTTTGCATCTATTCTTTCAGCGATACGTTCTTCAGCCATTTCTAGTGTGATGTATAATACATTTAAACCTTGAGTTAAAAATGCTGACGCAGCATGACACATAAACAAAGACTTACCAACACCAGTACCAGCCAATGCGATATTTAAAGTCTTACTAGGTATACCACCTTTTGTAATTCTATTAAAGTATGATAAATCAAAAGGGTATCTTTTTTCTTTTGTGTGGTACCAATCAAATCTAGCTTGAGCGTCTTCTATGTAATCATGCCCAACGTGTTTATCAAAACTTACACCTAACGCATCGCCTAATAAACTAGGTAACGCCTCTGGTGTTCTAGTTTTATCTTTACCATCTAATATTTTAATACCTTCTAATACAGCATTGTGTACTGCTCTATCTTTACAAAACTTTTCTGTTGTATCTAACAACCATTGTAAATCTGTTTCTTCATTTGATATACTAGCGACTAAATCTTTTACATTTTTATATTCTTCTTCGTTTAAATCTTTTCTATTGTTAAGTTCAATTAGTATAGATTCTTTAGTAGGTAGATTATTATATTTGTGTAAAAACTTTTCTACCTCAATAAATAAAATCTTCTCGTCTCTTTTAGAAAAATAATGTTCTTTAAGAAATGGAATAGCTTTTCTAGTAAAATCTTCATTATAGAAAAGATTATTTAATATTGTAGTTTCTAATCTATCATTCATCTATAAATAACTTTCCATTTTTTAATTGTTCTTCAACACACTCAACTAATATATCACCAATGTAGTTTCTAAAATCATCTGACTTAATATCTTCTTCATTAGGATTAGCCATTATATCATAAGTAAACTTTAAGGGTATCTCACCATTATCATTTTCTGTTTGAGAAAACTTGACATTGTTGTACTTATAGATGATACCTTCATATTGGCCATCCATAATTTTAATACAACTAAAATCATCGCCTTGTCTTTGAGCAAAAGCGTATCTTTTACTCTGCGTCTTCGTCTGATCCGTATTGGAATTTTCGTTTTGCTTGTTCATCTATTTTGTCTAACACTTCCTTTGTAAAATA